GCTCCTTTAAGCGTGTCTCTAGCTCTTTATCTTTCCAATCATTCTTGGGACTGCGAGGGTCTTTAAGCATCTCTTCGTAATACTCTTGCAGTACATCAAACTCAATTGCAATACGAATTCCTGCCATAGTAAAATGCGCCCAATCAAGAATGCCAACTGGTCTAAATCTTGTTCTGTTCTTAGCTATTACGAACCCGTTAAAAATTGTACCCTGATGAGTGTAACTTATCTGATGAACTAAGTCAGGGGCTGTCTTCCTAAGTTGTTGAAGTGCTTTTTGTAAGGCGTAAGTTCCGTAAGGTGTCTTTCTCATATAATGTCTCCCTCAAATTGAGAGGGATCATAAGCATCTAACTCTCTGAGTCTTCCTGTGCTACCATCATATAAAAGATTGGTAGCTACACCCACATCTCCAGTGTACCTAGACTTCAATACCCTCACCTTAGTGGTGGAGGCTTCGATCTCATCGTCTGATTGTTGGTTGCGCTCCAAGGAAAGAACACAATCACTTAGCTGAGCAATACTCTGACTACCTCTAAGGTGATTAAGTCCTGTCTCAATGCCGTTCTCGTGTCCACGGTTGCCATCAATTCTTCGGAGATGTGATACAAGAATCATGCCACATCCTGTCTCCTCAACCATCGTTCTTAGTCGATGCATGATTTGATCTATGGCTTTGCGCTCATCGTTTTCAAGGGTGGATAGGACTAACATGTGCAAGTGATCCACTACAATCCATTTACAATCTAATCCGATTATCATGTAGCGTAACTTGCTAAAGATGTCTTCAAGGTTATTGACTCCGTGGTGTGCATGAATCCATACACGCCCCTCGTTCTCACCCATGAATACTTTCTTAAAACATTCGTCCAATTGATCGGGGGTGTAAGTAGACTTAACGCTGTCTAAATGCAGTTTAGCATCTGCCTCAATCGCCATGATTCCTTCGGCAGTTCGTGACCAATTCTCTTCAAGAGCCACCACACCCACGTTATCTTTTGTTTTATTTATAAGCCAGTGTTCAAGTTCTCTAGTGACAGAAGATTTACCTAGACCTGTACCACCTGTCAGAGTAACTAGCTCTCCTTCTCGTAGACCTTCTAGCTTTTTATTTAAACCATACCAAGGATAAGGTATCGCTTGTTTTCTTTCAAGACGTAGTTTCTGATATGCTTCAAGCTGTTCAGACAGATTCAAAACACCAGAAGGTGTATAGACTTTAGCATCCCAGAAAGCACTGACGTATGCCGCATGTCTACCCTGACGCAACATATCATTAGCGTCCTTGTAATCCACGGGCAGTGTCATTATCTTAGCTTTCTTTGGTGTTAATAGTTTTGCTACGGCTTGAGCCGCTTCTTTGCCATACTTATCATTGTCAAAATTAATAACTACACAATCAAAAGACTCAAGGTACTCAAGGCTATTCTTAACATCAGCAACACCTCCTTGCGCCCCTGACTTTATAGAAACGACAGGCCACTTAGAACCAAGTAGCTCGTAAGCGGCCATGCCATCGCATTCACCCTCTGTTAAAGTTATAAAATTACCACCTGCTTTAAACAGATTTTCTCCAAACAACCCCACCTCTTTTGGACTACCTGTCCACGCAAACTCTTTGTTCTGTTTACGTATCTTAGTACCTGATAACTCGTGTCCATTGTAGTAGGGGTAGTAGTGCTTATCAATCTTACCATTTAGTAGTGTTGACTTGACCCCATATTTCTTAGCTGTTTCTAAACTTATCTTTCGATCAGTCAATTCATTAAACGTAGCTGTTGAACTATTGTTCATCTTACTATTCCTTAGACGTATTTCAAACTCCGTTTCTACATCATTGTGTTGCACTTCCGCTGTGCTATAGTTTGGTAAATAAGTCCCACAACTGAAGCACCACCCAGATCCATTATCGTTAACTGAAACTGGGTCACTGCCTCCACAAGCGGGACAAGGTAGCCTGTGTTTAACAAAAGGCATACGCCTTACTCCTATTTGTTACCTCGTGTTTCCTCGTCAGCGGGAGCCTCAATGATAGCCTCGTCTACTAAATGCTCATCCATGCTACCAGTTAAAGTCATAATAGATGCACGAGCGAGTGTAACATTCAACTCTGCCTCTCGTAACTTACCCTGTGCATTCACTAGTACTCCAAACACTGACTGTCCTTCGGGTGATAGTTGCCCTACGTCATAAGTCACATCGTCTTTGATGTAGGTGTATTGTGGTGCGTCACTCATAATTCATCCTCCATAGATGGTTCTGCTGTTATACCCAGTTCTTCGCCATCAGGTGTCCCGACTTCTACTAGATCAAGCACTTGCATAGCTTGGAAGTCTAGGCCCTTGAAAGTCCCATACTTGTTTGTGGTTTCCCACTCATTGTACTGAACTTTCACAGTGGAGCCGTTACCTACACGAGCATCCAAAGGATTCTTATACTGGTCGATAAGCTTTGGAGCCTGTCTTACCATACCGTTTGGCCCTTCAACCTTACGCTTAATTAAAAGAGCAGGGCCTTCTTCCATGTCTTTGATGTTGAATCCACGCGCCTTAAAATCTTCAGCGGTAGCTTCATCAACAACCAAGTTGACTGAATAGATAGGTTCAAAGGTTGTGTTGGGTGTTGTGACTGATGCCCAGTATGCTGAGCCTTCAATTATTGCCATGTTACTTTCCTCTGTTGGTTAAAATAGAGCGCACATATTACCACACTCTTGTAAGTTTGTCAAGTTATATTTTATCTATCGCTATAACAGTTATAATTACTGCGACTATAACTGCTACAAGTACTAGACCTTTCCAATCATCGGAGTCTTTGTAATCAAAGTTACTCACCTTCGCTCTCCTTTTTAAGTTCTGAAATCATTAGCTCAGAAACATACCAAAGCTTTACTGCATATACACAAGCTGTTAAAGATACTATTGCTAATAACATATTCATATTTTTATCCTTTTAAAACTAAAATAACATTTATGATTGTGAGCAATGCGGCCAACACAACCATAGTTCTAACTGTCTTAATAAATCTAGACTCAAACTTACTCTTCATCTCTACTTGTTCTTCCTGAATCCAGTTCGCCATCTTCAGCAAGGTATTGGAGCATACCGATTTCATTGAGTCTTTATTTATGTTTATCTTTTCTAACACTTGATACCTCCGTTATTAATCTCTGGCCTCAAAAGCCTGACCAATTGTAATAATAATAAAAGGAAATAAAATTACTACACCTTCAAAAGATGCAGGCCTGACTCCAATCCAATAGTCACTGCTCACCCAAATAGGGCGGCTATCTACAAACTCTAGATCAAGTCCGACACCGTTCCGTAGTCCGATACTAAATGTAATGTTACCAAATAAATTTATTGTCATGCGCTTTTCTCCGTGTATGGCTTGATGTATTCGCCAACAGTTAAGTCAGACGAGGTGATGTGGTTTATAACTACCTTCCACTCACTTGGTGTCCAACGTGTTTTTTCACCACAAACTAAATCTAATATAGCGTTCTCTAGCTCGTGATCATTCCTCTCAAAGATGTAGCGCACCTTGAGATGCGCTTTAGAATTTAAGTTGAATGGTGCATCAGCTAACTTCATGCCGCTAACCTTAGTACGCTGTTAGAGCTTACAGCCTGTCTTATTACTTGCTGACGATCATTCTGGATTGATGCTATGTTGCGCTCACTGGACTGCCGAACAACACCAAAGTGTGTTGACCAATCAGTCATTGCATTGTACACAGCCCAATAATTAGAACCTAAACGATTTTTATATACCGCAGAATATACTCTCCAGATATAGTTAAGATTCTCGTTACGTCTTTTTAGGTTGTGTATAACATCGGCAGGACTATAACCAACATCAAGACCACCTGTATTTATGTTAACATTGAGTGCATCAGCAAAGAATAAAAAGGCTTCCATGTCACATACCTTTTGACCCTGCCATTGTCGCCATAGATCACGCTCTCTGTTGAAAACATCAAGGGACTTGACAATGATATTAGCACCATGCTCTATGTCCAAGGACTGTGTGTGCTTAGCCTTGTAGATCGCTACCTCACCACTGACAAAGACCTGTAGATTTGTACACGCTGACTGTACAGCCGCAACGCTAATCATAAACGGCCAAGTACCGTCAAAGGATGATGTTGATAACAAACTAAGACTAGCTGTATCTCCGTCACCAGTTTGATAGCTATGGGCAGGGAGGTTGTACTGCACAAAACATCTAGCACCATCATGGCTAGTTTTTATTTGTTCTGTAAGTCCAACGGTATTTAGATCAGAACGCTCCAAAATATTTCGGGTGTTGTCGATCATCTTCTTGGGTGCTACAGGTTTATAGCCATGACCATGTATACCTAACTCTGCGCTGTTGTCAGTTCTGTAGATAACAGATTTAGAGCTTGGTATAAGCCACTTATCTCCAGAGGCATAAGTTAAAGGCGCAACAGCTATATCAAAATCAGCCGCACCATACCCACTGTCACGTAAACCTTGAACAGCACTTGCATTTCCAAACATATTTAATACTGTATTCATCTTACTATTTCCTATTTAAGTTTTGTGATTGTATGTTAACACATATAAACATAAATGTCAACACATATTTTATATAAATATAACTTGACTTTGAAACAAATCTGTGCTATAATAAACTTTATAGTTTTAAAGATATTTTTTTTTTCTTCTGTAAAAAACAATAACAAAAAGAAAAGAACAATCGCTTTAAAGATTTACATAGACTCTATAGAGACATATCTGTTTCAACTTCAAGTGCATAGTCTTCCTCATCTACATAGGTATCATCATCTTCTATACCATAATGGTCGCACAAATTATTAATTAACTCTTCGTTATCGGGTTCATTTTTATTCATCCTCACTGCTCTCCTTTTCAATTAGCTCCGCTGATACAGGAGTTGTTTCTACAACACTAATACCATACTTGTTCCAATGCTTCCTGATATTAGGGTTGTTGGCATACTGCTGAGCCTCTTCAGGGCTTGATGCCGCAACATCTACATAGTACCCAAGCAATTCAGACATGAGTACTTTGTATTTGTATACTGGTTTTGATGTATCTATGATACCTTTCATTGATTCATAACCTCCATAGTAAGTGCTAACTGTTCCTGTATGGTGC